TTTATTAAGGCTTTACCTGATGCAAATTATTCGGTTAGTTTATCATTCAGTTCTACTGATGATGTTTTAAGCCACACATTGAAAGTTATACAGGACAACTCCCAACTATATATGGATGCAACATCAGTTAGGATTGGAGTTAAGCGTGATGATGCTGTTGATAAACTTTTTTATTCAGTTGCAGTATTTAGGTAAAGGAGATTTAATATGAAATTTTAGAAAACTAAAGGAGGTTAAACATGAAGGTAGTATTATTTAAAAACCAAGACGGTTCTTTATCTTCTCTTACTCCAACACCAGAAGCATTGCGATTTGCTACAATAGAGCAAATCGCAGAGAAAGACGTTCCAGCAGGCAGACCTTACTGGATAGTAGATGCTAACTCTTTACCTGCTGATGTTCCTATTGAAGCAATTACTATTGACGAAAGAGAGTATTTACCACATGGTTATGGAGGTGTTAGTAATGAATTTCCACCTGAAATTGCAAGAAAATTTAAGGAGATTTACCATGTTAAGTAAACTAAAACAGTTTTTAAAAAACTTAAGGAGGTTTTTCGAATGTTAAAGATTGATTTAGAGAAACTAAAGCAAATTAAACTTTCACAGCTTAAAGCTAATATATCTCCTTTGTTAAGTGAAACTGACTATGTTGTTGTCAAAATAGCAGAAGCTTTAGCACTTAATAACTACACTGAAGCTGACGCACTTAAGCAGAAGTATTCTGCAAAGCTACAGCAAAGAGAAAGAATTAGAGACAAAGCAGAGCAGATTAAGCAAGCTATAAGAAATGCTAAATCTGTAGAAGAGCTAAATAGAATTAATTTAAACATTGAGTAAGCTATAGCATACTCCCGAGCGGGAGTATGCTTAAAACTATGTTTATTTACAGGTGAAAGATGGATTTAAAAGCTAAATTTATAGCAGTGTTTTTAGTTGCTGGTTTTTTAATTGGTTGCTTTATTGTTTTTATTCAATCTATAAATAAAATAGCAGAGCTTAGACAAGAAATTAAGCAACTCCAATCACAGTTGCTTAATTGTAAAAACACAAACCAGCAACTTATGCAACAACTGCAATTACAGCAAGAGCAATACGAAGCATCACAAAAGCAATTGTATGAGCTTTACAACAAACCTGCAAAAAGAGTTTATGTAAAACAGGTTGTAAAACAGCCTGTTTATATTACAAATGAAGAATGTCAAAAACTTGTAGATTTAATAAACCAAGCACAGGAGCAGATGAAATGAAAAAGTTATTAGTAGTTCCTACTGTTCTTATTCTTTCATGTAGTCAAGTGAAATATGTAGAGAAGCCTGTTTACGTAAAATGTAAAATTCCTGAAGTTCCAAAAACTCAAAAGCCAGTATTAAAAGGAGATATGTCGTTAAATGTTAAACTTCAATATCTCCTTAATTATATGTTTGATTTAGAAAAAGAGAATGAGTTATTAAGAAAAGCACAAGAGGTGTGTAAATGATGAATTTACTAAAAAGGCTTTTGTTTTATTATCACATTCATATTATCTCTGCTGTTGCTTTTACTACTATTGCTTTTATGTTTGTGTATGATTACGATGCTTTACTTTCAGCAATGGCACGTAAGATTGCTTTAGCAAGTATTGGGCTTCTTTATTACTACATTACAAGATTTATTATAATCGGACATATAGAATGGAAAGACCCTTATGACAAAATATATTCTTTTGTTTTGCTTATCTATATGGCAATCGTCATTAGCTTTGGATAATTGTTTAGAAATTGAAGCCCAAGTTAAAGATGCAACACAAAGGCTTTTATCTAATGATTATCCATATTGGTATAACCTTGCCCTTGCGAAAAAAGAGACGAATTGTCGTTGGTTAACATCTTTAGATGGACACGGCTCGATTGGATATTTTCAGCTTACACCAAAGTTTTTAGACCCGATTTTAAGACCGTTATATCCTGATTATACTAAACCTTACTCTAAAGACCATTTNTATGCTTTTGCTTATTATCTTAAATCTCTACAATCCGATAAACTCTTTATTACTTACCAACGATACAACGGTGGAAACTGGGTATTGAAAGAATGTAAAAGAGCTGGTGTTTATGAATGGAGTAAATGTAAACAAGCTTGTATGCGTGGTAATGTTTGCGTGTGGAAAGTCAACGGTGAATGTAAGCAATATAGAAGCGCGTGTGATATTAACTATTCATACTCTTTATTGATTTATAAATACGGACAAAAATATAAGAAAGGTATTGATATATTTCCGTTTTGGTAATATATTTATATTAAACTTTAATTAAACTTTATTTAAGGAGTTGACATGTATTTTAACATAACTTCGATTAATGGCGAGCTTACTTTACCTAAAGAAGAGATTGAGACTTTTGCTTTAACTGTTTATAGAGAGTTGCAATCTGCTTCTCAGCCAAGACGAAGCCGTGTTATTGATTATTTATCAGAGCTGAATGGAAATTCTGTAATTCCTAAGCCTGATGATAGCACTGGCAATTGGCGGACTGATATTAAATCTTCTATCTTTTTTCAAAAAACACTATTTGCTTATCTGTATTTAAGAGCTTTACTTTATAAATCTACTCATACTCTTTTATCATTTGAAAGTAGAAAATACAACTATCTCCCTTCTGCTTATAAGAAAATCTTTGACCTTGCTGTTTATAAAACAGCGTTATTCGATAAAATAGACAAAGCGTTATGGTTTGGTATTTTATCTGGAGAGCTTGTTGTATTACTTGATGCTGATTATACTATTGACGAATGGGACGATGTAGAATTTACCATAACAGCGAAAGCGTTAAATCCTTTACAATACTACAAATCTTCCGATAATCAATTTTATGCTTATGATGTATTCCTTCCAATAGAAAAAGTAAAAGGACTATCTAAACTTTGGAAATACGTTCCTGAAAAATTAGAAGTATACAATCTAACTACCGATAAAGACAGGACTGATTATCTTATCACTTCAATGAAAAGTAGAGCTACTTATGGCAAAATTACTTATATCTTTGGAAGATACGTAAACCCTGAAGGTGATGTTTCTTTACCACTTAAATTTACTATTTACAATGATAGATATTTAGTAGATGTAGAAAATATCTTACATGCTGATAAACAATTTCCGATTATTTCCATTTCTTTTTATTCTGATGATATGCAAATGTCATATGCTGACTTGATTTGGGATTATTACAAAGAAGATAGCAGAATGTTAAGAGCTATATTAGATAGAGCGATACTTTCAACTGCAATGGGCTTTGAGATAAATACTTCAGCTTTTGCAACAAAAGATGAAGTATTTACAGTAAAGCCTTTTACAGTTATTAAATCAGTATCTGATACTCCTGCAATTAGACCTTTTGCTATGGCAAGCTTTGACCCTAACGTTTTACCAGTAAGACAGTTAATCCTTCAAGAAGCACAAAACGTTTCAGCTTTGACTGAGTTTTTAATGGGACAGCCTACAAGTAAAGGCAGACCAACAGCTAAAGAAGTTGCTTTAAAAACTCAAATGACACAAAACATTATATCTACCATCATAAACAGAATTGAAGATGAATTTATAGCAAGAATATCAAGAAAGCTTATCTCTTTAATGTTCCAATATCATTTACAAGAAATTATTAATTCAGGAATGCTTGAGGCAACAGAGTTAAAAGAATTAAACGAGCTAATGAATAAAGCTATACTTGAAGATAGAGAGCCTTATTACTACTTAATTAAAGAGCTATACAAAGGCACAATAATCAAAGTTCAAGGTATGTCAGGAGTAATCAAACAAAAAGAAGAGCTTGAGAATATTTTAAGTGTTGTTGAGCTATCTTCTAATCTTGGATTAACACCGTATTTAAACATGGTAGAAATATTTAAGAAAATCTTTCATATTTTACAATTAGATGCTGAGCTTGTAAGAATACCAACTCCAGAAGAGCTACAAGCTATAGCTAAAGCACAAGCTGAAAAAGAGCAAGCATCTGCACACATAGCAGAGCAATTTTTACAAAGTGAAGAAGTAGTTTCAAGATTAGCAAACCATCCACAAGCTTTAATGGCTTATATTCAAATGATAGCTAATGCTAAACAAGGGGGCGTAAATGGTTGAAGTTATTGGAAGCGGAGTATTTGTATTTATGCTTTATATTTTAACATTGTTTACATTAGTTAAATTAAAAATAAGGAGGCGCCTATGGAGTTTAAAATAATTTCTTCAGTTGTTGAGTTAGGATTATTTGTTTATTTGCTTTATACAGTAGTAAAACTAAAACGTAGATGTAAAGATTTAAAACAAAAAATGAATAGTTTATCTGATGCTGTTAAAATTATAGCTAAGTTGAATTTAGAGAAAGTTAAAAATGAAGAAAGTAAAAAACCACCTTTTAAACCTGAAGACTTAGAAAAAATAAGAGGGCAGTTAAATGTTCCTAATTGATGTAGAAGAAGCTTTTAGAAGAAAGGTTAAATATCCTGCTTTTGTTCAGTATGGTAATATTTTTATTGGTAAGAAAGTCGATGATGAAGTATTCTTTAATTACACTGCCAATGACAGTATTACTCTTTATATAAAAGAAATGCTTAAGACTTATAAAGCTAAAGTAATACAAGATAGGTATAACCCTAACAGACAAGCTTTTTTAACTATTACAGGACAAAAAGTTTACTTTACACAGGATTTAGCAACTTATAAAGGACATATACATTATTTGTTGTTTCCTAAACTTTACTCTTCAGACTTTACCGATTTATCTGTAGCTTATAATGTTCTACAGATAATGGACGGTAAAAGGACTGAAGAGCAGGTAAGTAAAATTTATCAAGATATAAAGGAGCAGTATGCAAAATGAACCCACTTATTAAAAAAGATGAAGCTTTGCAAACGGTTAAAGAAAAAGCTACTTTAAAGCTACCACAAGAAGAAGTAGTAAACTATGCTGTAAATAGACAAATAGAAGATTTAGAAACTGCAAGAAAGATATTAATCCAAGCTTATATTCAAGCAGAGCTGTTATATAACGATGCTGATATGTTTGCTAAAGCAAAAAATCCTGTTAGGACTATGAATGAATTACTACAAACAAAAATTATGATAGCAAAAGAGCTTGCTACTTTATCCAATGCTACAAATAAACTAAAACCAAACCAAGAGCAAACTACTACTCCTACAATAAATATTAATATCACTACTCAAAAGACCGTTGATGACTATATAGAAGTTGAGGTTAAAGATTGAATGTAAATACAATAAAGCTTGTTCCTTATAAAAAGGAATTAGGTGATAAGTGTTTTGCTACTTCATGGAAAAAGAAATTTAACACTTGGAAGGATTGTAATGTTTGGACTGAAAATAGTAATCAATACTATTATTCTATAGATAGAATAGCGCAAGTTTATATTATAGATGCCTACTACATTAGTAGGAATGCAATTTTAAAGTTTCCTTTACCTGTTAAATCTTATGAGCCTGATTTGTTTCTTAGTGTTCATATAAACGGAGTTCAAAGAAAAACTGAAGGAGTAAAGGGATATGTAGTTGGAGATACTTTTGTAGTAAAGAATAATCTTTTTCATAAAGAATTAAAATTTTACTTAACATCTGACACTAAAATTGCACCACAGTATATTTTAAGTAAATATAAAACTACTGTAATTGGATTTGATATTCTTTTACCTGTAAATATTGATACTAACTTAAATATGAATAGATTATTAAATGCGGAAGGACAGTTGCATATTTTAGGTTCTTCCAACATTTATAGGACTTATCTTACTACAGAAGCAACTGTTCCTTTATTGCAAGATGACACAAAAATACTTAAAAATACGAGGTTAACCATGGAAGCAAAAGTAGATGTATTAAGCCCAAATGCAAGATGCGAAAGCTGGGATTACAGTAATACCTGGAGCACTGTAAACAAATGGAAGGATTATTACAACTGTAATTATAAAAATATTATTACACAAAGAAGGTTATATGCAGAGGCTACTCTCTCTTTATCTCATGATACTCTTTTAAGAAGAGTAAGAAATATCCACGCAGAAGCTTCTATCTTTTCTTGTGAATTAGGAATAAGCCGAAGTTGGAATAATGTAAATTCTTGGTCAGATGCTAAAACATGGAATGATTTTTATGG